TTACCCCAACCCTCTATATTTCCGTTTATCTTCGGCCCAATTAATTCATAGGTTCCATCAGGTACCAAATGAAATCGAAACTCGTTTTGATCATCAGGGTGAATCATTGGCAATTGAAGGAATGCATTCCATACTTCACTTATGGCTGATATAGTTTTTAATTCCGGCGTAGTCATACAAGTTTCATTTGACTGTTCTTAAATATTTCCTCATAGTTCACCACCTCATTCCAGATAGCCGACTTACGGGGCCGCTGGTAGGCAAGGAATGGCTTGCACACGTAGGCTTTCCAATCTTTCAACTGTGAGCCCAACCAATTATCAAACATCATTTCGCTTTCACCCGGGTGATTGTCCAGTATAAACTTCACAATCGGCTTACGATATACAACTGCGTGCGTAGTCCAGCAGTCGGTAACCCGGTAGATGTGTTGGCTTATCCTTTGTGGCTTCTCATCCCGGATATTGGCGCCTAAGTAAAATATATCAAAGTCTTTGGGTAGTTCTTTCAACACTTGCGGCAGTAGATGAAGGTTACGAAAATCACAATCATCTTCAAGGAATAACAGCGTGTGGTCTTTGCTGTCGTAGAACTCCTGCAGGATGGCGTAGGTGGAAAGGTTAAATGATTGATGGGGACCAATCGATGGAATTGCCTGGAAAGGATTTGCCTTCAGTCCTACGGCGTTGAACTCAGCCTGGGCTAATGTCCATTCATCGCCACCGAGGGTGAGGCAGGTGATGCAGTCAAAGAATTGCCAGTTGTTCATCCTTTGCCTCCCATATAATTGTCTGTCTGTGTAATTTCCCTTAATCGATCTTCCTGCATTCTCATCGCTGCAAGGCCGTCGCCACTCAATACATGTTCAGCGCATTTAAAATGCGGATCATAAACAATTTCAACCTCAGTTTTTTCGACATTATCGCCAAAAACAAGTACGGTAAACTCATCTGCCACCCTGGTCCTTATCTTTTCTGATATCTCCTGCATTCGCAGGGGTGGCACAGAATGTGGTATACGTATAACTAATAGTCTTTTCATAAAACAAAAAACCGGCTTCTCATCTTGGGAATGATCCGCCGGCGTTTGACTTCTTAAAAGCCGTTCGCGCTTCCCAAGTGGCGTGAACGGATTACTTATACAAAGGACGTAATTGTAATCGACCTGTAAAATGTTAAATACACCACATTGCAAAGAATCCCAGGTTTTAAGACCCGGGATTCGATATAAAACACTTACTAACTGCTATGACTATGTTGTTCCGGCTGTCATCCAGGTGAAGGCATCCGTTCTCAGTGTAGCCAGGGCCACACGGGCTTCAGCTTTCACCGTAATGAGGTTACGTTGCACATTGTCGCTGTCCTGCTCGTACATGTTCACGTTCAGCCCTTCAGTTTGAATGATGGCCGCCTTGGTGAAGTCGCCTAACAGGATGCGATCGTTACCAATGTTGGATGCGTTTGTTTTGAAAACAGGCACGCCCACGATTGCCACATCCCCGTTTGGAGTAATGGTTACGCCACCAGGTATGCTGTAATCATTCGGCTTTGTCTTTAGTATCTTAGCCCACACCTGATTGGTAACCACGATACCATTAACGTCGTAATCGCGATCTTCAAGGTTAGCAATGGTCTCGATCACCTTTTCAACAGTTACTGTTGATGTGCCGGCTGTTCCAGTAGCAGCAGAATACAATGCCCCAAAGAACTTGTTATCTTCAGTACGCAGGTAATCTTCTACCAGCTCGTTCGATACAAAGCTCTGCATGAAAGGCAAATCCTGCAACATCTGTTTGGCGATACGCACGAAGCCAGCCAGATAGTCAACTGTAACGGTTACTTCGGTGAAGTCGTAATCCAATTGCTCCTTTAAGTTGCCGTGAGTGGTCTGGAAATCGAAAGAGCCCTCACCAGCAGGTATATTCTGACGGTAGAACTTCCACAAGCCGGTTGCTGACGGGATAACATTCAACAGGTCCCGGATGTGGAGCTTGCGACGAGCGCGCAAAGCAGGCTGACTGGCATAAGTAGCCTGAACGCTTCCAGTCAAGTTAGCAGAAGCGGTCATGTTGCCAACGGCCTTCACTTTGAATTTGTGCTGGGCAACAGGTTCATTGGCCTGTTCCTTTATCTTGGCAAACTCTTCAGCAAAGGCATCTTTCAGGAGTTTGCGGGTGCTTTCAACTCCTTCGCCATCTTCGCCAGTTACCGGGCGACCACGACGGGCTTTGATTTCCTGCAGTTCGTCCTGCATTTGTTTGAGGGTGGCGCCTTTCGCCGCTACTTCGGTATTGATTTTTTCAACCTCTTTGTTGAGGTTGTCAAACCATTCTTTGGCTTCAGCTTGCTTTTCGGCTAATTCCTTTTCAGTAATAGCGCTATCCGCTTTTGCCTTGATATCTTCAAGGGCTTTTTTGTTTTTGGTTTTGAACTCGCCAAAATCTTTGACGAGGCCTTCGACCAGCTCTAAATCTTCCATTTGAAATAATGATTTATTAATTAGTTAATCGTTACTGGAAAAAGCCATTTGTGCTTTTAACCGCAACAGGTTACGTCTTAACTCATCCTTATTTCTGCTGGCATCCGGCTGACTCTTAATTACATGATTACACTCGGTGCATTTAGTGCAACCCGATTCGTCTACAATGACTGCACCATAAGTTTTACACTTATGACATTGCTGAATCGAAGAGTTAGTGGAAAATGCGGTATCAGAACTTTTATTTAGGAGAATATTAAGCGACTTTTGCACTGACTTAATGCATTCATCTGATGCATTGCTGTTTCTTATAAACTTCTGCATCTTTACGATTTGGCCTTCAAGTTGTTCTTTCATGCCATATCGAAGCTCAGAACGTAGGCTGCCGATTTGCTCAGCATGCCGGGATATGAACCACATAACGAAAGTGTACAGGTCAGAATCGGTATCAAGTTGTACAGCAACATCCATCGCCGCACGAATACTATCCATGCCGTTGCCAATAAGTAGCATAAGCAAATCCTGTTCGGGCTGGCTCAATGACTTCAATCTGAAATTAAACTCGTTCAAGCTCTTGTTAACAAGTACCGGTCCGCTTTCAGAATGAGCGCCCCAATGGGTTAGGCCGGATACTTCATAATGCACAACTTCCTTTAAGTCTTTGCCTTTACCCTTTATGTCTTTATACTTTATTGGGTCGAATCCGAAAGATGCTGCTACTATAATTCCCTCGTCCAGTTGTTTAAGTACATCTTCACCAATGGTGTGAGTGCCATGCTTAACCTGAGCGTACGCGTGTTCGTCATCATCCCAAAGGCGTTCTATTTTACCGGGTGCCTGCTTCTTATCGTGGTTAAGAAAGTAACGCACCATGCTCCGGTTCTCCCGCCAGCTCTTATCGAACATGCCACGGTTAGACCGATCGCCGTCGCTATCCAGTGATTTATATGTAGCAAAAGCAATAACCGCCTCCCGTTTAGAGAGGTCAATGTCTTTTACACTTAGGTCAATCGCTTTAGTTATCATGTCGTTTTGTGTTAATTGTTAAACTGCTTGTGGTAGCCTTCCCGGCCCTATCGGTATTACCTTTGTCTTTGGAATCAGTCGGCCGTTTTCATCTCTCTTTGCCCTTGTCGCGCTGCTACACCGGCAATTGCATAGATTCGCGGCGCTTGCTGTTGGATCACCAGGGCCTAACATGTAATCAGTTCCGCCTTTTGGTGTCGATACAGCAAACTTTCCATCCACATCTATCACATCGCCATCGACCGCCCTGTGTGAATGCCTGGTACGGTGATCATTGGCCGCTATCCACTCTTTTTCAATCTCCCACTCGCTATCATCTGCTGCAAGCTTACGACCGAAGAATGCACCTTTGCCTAATTCGGTACGTGCTATCAGTCTTGCTCGATAAGCAGGTATCTCAGGGGCTTTCAATTGCTTAACGATATCATCATTTGACCACCCTTCTTCTGCCGCTTGTGAAAGAACTTTAAAGATTTGATCACGGGTTGTGTCACTGATCTGTTGTACCAGGGCGAAATATTCTCGATTGAAAAAGTCGATAATAGCCTGAAGCCATTCTTCGGATAACCCAAACCCAGCTTTCTCGATCTTCTTTTTTGCACTTCGCCGGATCTCGTAATAGGCTTTCTTTCCGAAGTAGAGTGCTGATACTTTGTGCAGGTCCTGCAGCACCGGTGTAATCTCATCGTTGCCTATTGAGACATATAACCGGCTTTGTGCAGCTTGCAGGCCGTTAGCCTCCATATCTTCAATGAACTGATTTATCTGGCTGAAAAGAGCGTCGTAAAGCTTGCGCGTATATCTATTTTCCAGCCTGTTCAGCTGGTTGATATACTGCTGGCTATATTCCCGGCGCTCTTTTGCGGTCATAGGGAATCTGGTTTTTGTATCGGTACCGGAAATGGCTTTGGATCCGCGCTTACGGGCACTGATGGCATTTGATCCGGTAGTGCGATTGTTGGTTTTTCCATATATGGTATAAAATGAGAAAGGGGCAACCCAACATTTTTATCTGTTGAATTGCCCCTTTAATTCTGACCGGGCTTTTATTCGGTCGCCAATATGTTAGTGAACCTTATGCGCTCTTTCTGCTGTATCTCACTCGCTCACCATATGGTTCGGTGGTCACTTTGTTTTCAGTCTCAAAAACGTTTACTGTTTTGCAGGTGTGGCATGTGATCTTTATCCCTCCCCATTGCTTACCATCATTCGACACCTTTTTTTCGGCCAGATGCCGCCCACAGTTGCAACAATTTAAACTTATATATTCCCTTTCGTTACTCATTTACTATTTTGCTGCTCCTTGTATTGCTCATACAATTTCTTCCGGTATGCTTGCCTAGCCGCCTCCCTGGTCATCTTCTCTGTTCGACAGGTTTTCTCCTGCGGTATGATTGGGAAGCGATTCATTACCATGTCTTCCACCTTCGATGGATCTATCAATTCGGTAGAATTTGCCATACACTGCAAAAGCTATTTTGACTCTATTCTGAAATTGCTTCATGTCTTTCATCACTTCCATCGTCTGCTGCACTCCATCAACATAACATGCTACTGCTAATTTACAAGGAATTATTATAATGTAATGACTTTTGTCTGCATACAGAACAAAATTAGTATTTTCTGCAATAGCTTGCGCAACCTGATTTATGATACTCTCATCACGGTTGGGCAGGATGGTATCAATATTCACCGTTACATTGAGGGAATTGAGCCCTTCACCTGATGCAACTCGCTCGGCTAATTGCTTCGCTGCTTCTGATCGGTAGTATGTTTGTGGTGTATATACCATTGTTATATAATTGAAGCCAATACCAATTCAATATCGGTATCAGCCAAATACTCAACTGTTGTTTGAAATGCATTCTGATCGATTGTATTTAGAATGGTGATATACTTACTATCTGCCCCACTAAGGTCGCATTCCATCACCCGGTTGTTAGCCAATACCGGTAATCTCGATTTGTAGACGATAAGATTATTTATAAAGGAGGTGCCACATTGTTCGCCAGAAGGGTACAATTGGAGCTTTTCAATAATTGATTCAGGTATTTTCATAACTCAATCCCAAGTTTATAGTTATTGCTTTAATTGATTTAATTCTTCCATATTCTCAACCTTGGTAGCGTCGTCTACATTAAAGCCATCTACATAATTAATTTCTCTTTCGGGCCTAGCGCACCAGCAACTGAATGTAGATTCGTAGGTAATCGCTATGCCCCCTTTGACAAATATCTCCTGGTCGTCTTCATCTTCGCCACCGCCTATTGCAAAAAAGAAAGTGCGTTTTTCGTAACCGGATTTTATAAGCTCATCTGGTGTGATTGGTGTCATAACTCAATTTTAAACTCATCCCCGGTCAAGGCGAAGTAAAGGTTTTGGAGCTGGTGGAGGTATTTAATTACTAAAACCTGCATACAATCTTCAAACTTATGTCTCAGTACAAATCCGTCATAATTCCACGTCCCGTCTCTATAAAAGTTCTTAGCTATTGATAACGGCCTTTTTATGTAATGCGGCTCTTTATACTCAAACCCGCACCGTTCCAGCCATTCGGGCGTAAGGGGGATGGGGTGAATTTCTTCAGGATTCACGCTCGTGCCTCCACGTGGTATTATGGCCACTGTAATCTGAAATTCTTCTACTCCTATAACAGTTGTTTCCCATGGCAATTCATCATTCACGCGATCTACCAATATCCGATTCCCTATCATTAACTCATTTGGATTTATCATATTTCCCTGTTAGTATGTTTAATTCGTTTTCGCTCCATTTAGTTGACCATTCGTCTTTCCAGGTACCTGCTTCTCATAATCATTAGCCCCGGCCACGCCCAATTCATTCAACATCCGATCGAAGCTATCACCGCCTATCTGGCTCATTGGTGTTAATCCGGTTGGCACCCAGTATTCATCCATCTTTGGTTCGTCTGACTTCTCATAACCCATAAGGTCCCGACGTTCATTCGGCGTTATCCACCACGCTTCCTTCAGCCATTCAGTGAGTGCCTTCATATCGGCTTGCATTTCTGGTAGCTGGCTATAGTCGCATTGAATGATGAACTTACCCTCTAATGCGAAAGCCCGCAGTAATACCCGGTTCAGTTCATCATCGAGTTCGGTGGATGCTGGTATAATCCGGTTGCTTACCCAGTTCTTTTGTTGCCATTCAGAGTTAGCCCATGCGGTGTTTGGATCGAACATGGTATAAGGAACACCAAACAGGAAGCACAGCTGCTTCATAGACATTTCCTTGCCCTTGAGCAAGTCAAGATCAATTGATGTCTTACCCAGATCGATATATCCCCATTCGCCCTGCAATGCAGCCACGGCTCCCTTCACATCGTTGTTATTGATCTTTCGGTCGATAACACCCCGTATCTGGCTTTCTTGGGTTGGGGTGGCCTTGCTCAGGTCCTTATTGAACATGGCGCCTTTGGAACCATCGTTCTGGTACATGCGGATGGATGAACGAGTAGCATCGTTATTCTGTTGAAGATCAGCCGCACCAGGCTTCAATGCCGGCATACCGCGTAAATGTTCTTTGGTAGAAGCATCGAACAGCAGATTTGTATCTTTCCAATGAATTACTTCACTTTTCTTAAATGGTATTTTAGTACCGCCTGCATCAAGTAGGTAACCGGCCACGCCAAATATATTCTCAGGATCAGGTACAACTTCCATCCTGTACGATGGCAGTGGGTACATTTCCAACACTGGCATTGTGGCAATCTTTGCATCATCTAACCCTTCGGTGTCGCCCCTGTTTAACCATATGAACGCCTCGGCATTAGCCTTAAAGTAGCTACGAACTGTTTTAAAGAACGCCGCTTGCCCCTGGTAAGGGTTGGGTCGGTTGAGAAGCTTGTCGAGTGTTTGCTTTATTGACGCGCTGGTCATCGACTCGGCTTTCATCAACGCCTTAAACTGCAATGGCACTTTCCGGCGTTTTTCTTCCAGCTTCTTAGCGTCAGCCACATAACGAGGGATTGAAGCAAATTTTTCAGCATCGGCCTTAATAATGGAATAAACGGCAGAGTTAGCGTTATACCCTTCCGTAATAGCTTTCTCGGCATTTATATCAGGCATCACTTCCCTTGTCCCTACATTCCATATGCGCCACCACCTTGATCGGCCGAATAAAGAAGTGAACCAGCTTAAGGTTCTTTGCAATGTGCTTTCCTTTTTTATGATGCGTTCAGATTGTGCCATTTTGTTTGAATGTTGGGTTTGGTTCGAATGTCCATTTGAATGATGTGGTGTAATTACCTACATCCCATCCCTTTATGATTCTGCCAATTGGCTGATCCTTGTAGGCGATTAGTTCTTGGTTAGGATAGTCGGGATGCGTTGCTAATGTTATATCCTTTGCATCTTCAATAGTTGGCTCCCGTTTAATTATCTGGCGCAGCACTTCCTTATAAAACTCATCCTGTTTAGCAGCCATCTGAAGCATAACAGAATCCTGAAAGGACATTAAATCTTTTATATGTATTTCATTAAGCTTTGGAGTGTGCATTGTTATTGTAGTTACATAAAGGTAAATTATTATCACATTGCCACCCAGGAAAGTTGGGGGGCTAATTCGAACCATTCCCGCATCATTAAGCTGTCAGCAAAGTCAGGGGATCGGCCAATTGCAGCTTTAATCTTGTCCTTTGGCAATACCTGTTTTTTAGTATCCTTGTCCATATTGTATTGTTTAACCCACTCTAATTCCTCAATAATCATCTGCCGAATGTCCGGATCATCACACTCAATATATACTCCGCCTTTATTTATCCTCTCAGCCAGACGGAAGTAGCACTGATCCTTTAAAGAGCGGTAATTCTCATCCTCTCCTGTTATTGGGTTTTCTAGCGGCGAGCTATTATTTACAAAACCATAACAGCCTAACAGATCTACCAGACCTCCCCCTACGCCATCTTCATCACAAATTATACGGCTGGCCGGGATATTGTTGTTATTTTTTATCTCTTTTATATTTTCCCATGATTCAGTTATTCGCTTTTTTTCATACCACTTAATTTTCCCTCGCCAGCCTTCCCATGTAACAACTACGATTTTATCGCTCCCTAGCCGCGCTACATCAGCACTTATATAGCCATCACCTTTAAGACTTTCAAAGTCATTGGTAAAAATATCAAGGATTTTATCGAATTCAATCAATGCGTCAGGGCTGTCGTCGTACTCCCAGTTGCCATAACGTAACCTTTGCTTTTGCGGGCCTTCGGGCAATCTATCAAGTAATTGAACATACGCGGCAGGGGCATAAGGATTATCTGTTACAAAAGCCTGAACGTATTTTTTATACGACACCAACTTACCTTCTTTATTCGGCCGATAAAATTCCTGGTAAGGCCATGTTTTAACCGGGTTAGAAGCGTACAGGGCTTTGGGTATTAACCCCCCAGTTTCGCCCTTACACGATTCACACAGCCACTTTATTGGCTTTTCCTCAGCATTAAATAATAATGGAACTGCGTTATGAAGTTTTGAGCCGCATCTGTCACAAAAGCTCAGGAAGCGGATACGGCTATTTAATGTATCCTTACCTTTTTGACTAACTTGGCCGCACTCGTCAATAAACAAGTCTGTAATTTCCAATGAGCCTAATTCGTCAAAGTCGGGGTCACTAGGAGAATCGGCTAGGTCCCGTAGATATATCATACTCTCGTTCTCAAACATGATACAGTTAGGGTTCTCTTTATCATGTGAACCGGTAAGATCAAAGTGTCTACCCCTTTTAAGTCCCTGTTTTTGGGCGATCTCGAAGAATGTTTTAAGCGTAGTGTCCTTTAGTGTCTTAAAAACTGCGCGCCCGATAAACCCCCGAGATCCTGGATATTTGAATCGACGCTTCAGTTGCCAGTAGCTGCCAAGTGCCGACTTCGCACCACCTGCTGCCCCTCCATACATAAGTTGTTCTGTTATGGCATCCTCTAAATAATCGAGGGCAATGGTTTGTTTTTTGGTCAGTTTCATTCACCCTGCTTCGTTTCGTACGTTTTTTCTTCATGCCATACAACAGGCATGGCGCCTGTGATCTCCTGCTCAGTCTTGTCTTTCCATCCCATATTCTTTAACGCGAATATGGCACCTGTGGGCGATTGAGCGGTAGATAGCCGCTTTTCGTACTCGCACTCTACCCGCAATCGGGCGTTTTTTATAATGTAAGAAAACTGACCATCTTCTTCGTAGTCGTATATAGATTGACGAGATTCAAAACCTATATTCAAGGCTAAACCGGTAATTGTTGCCGGTTCTTTATTTTCTTTAATATATGCAAAATAGCCCTCCACTGCTCTCTGCAGATCTTCAGGCGCATCATATATTCTCGGTCTTCCCCCTGCCATTATTTATATTTGAATATGTAACCCTTATGTTGTTTTTGATACCCTCTTGCCACTTTTGCGACAGAAGCTTCATGCAAACCTAATCGCTGTGCTGCGGCTTTAGCAGACTGGTATTCAATGCCATTATTCAGACAAATAAGCTGTTTTTCTTTATGCTCGCGCATTTTGCTTTTAGCTTCTGCTGTATGCGTTTTACCATAAAAACTATTACTATTCCCTGCCGCG